GCTCTGATGCATATTGGCGAAGACTGGCAGGTTGAGATTCGGGCCGCGCAAGACGCTCTTTTTGCTGTGGGAAGCAGGGGAGCGGAGACTGGCAGGTTCATTTTGCGTGGACCCGAACTCAAAGCATTGAACCTCGGCATGGAGATTCATGATGCACAGTTAGCGGTCTCTACTGTAGCAGAGTTGGAGAAGGCGATTGTTCTGGTGCGCAAGACAATCGTTGCGAAGAAAGCGCGACCCATCATCAAGAGAAAGGATAGCCATGAAACAGAAAAGACTGACTGAAGAAGAATTCAAATGCTGGTGGCCATTTGAACGCTTGGACCCCAAGCGGTTTCCCGAGACCACTGAAAAGAAAACTGCATACCCAACTGACGCTGAGGAAGCACCAATATGAAACCGATCGCACAGAAAACACTCAACATGATCCAGTACTTCAAGGATCACCCTGCCATCTCCGTGGCCAAGGTGGCCAAGAAGTTTAAGACGAGCATGCCCTACACCTACAAAATCCGCGCACGAGCGCGTGAGGAGTCCTGGCAGCCGCCTGAGCTGTTGGATACACCGGAGACCCTGGATGATGCTTTTGGCGTGTCCCTGAAGGACGTGCCGGATCACCCGGCAGACGAGGCCACCCGCAAGGCAATTGAAAAGGCCAAGCAGACGGACGTGGACACGGTCCTCGACACGCGTGCCCTGGACTACGGCAAGTTCAAAGACGGCGCTGCGCTCATGCAGGCGATGAAGCGGGCCATGGCTGAGCATGCTCAGAAGCATGGCAAGACGTTCGCAGACGACCAGTGGGAGGCGCTGGAGATGATCGTCCACAAGATTGGCCGCATCGTCAACGGCAACCCTGACAAGGTCGATCACTGGACTGACATTGCTGGCTACGCCAAGCTGATCGCTGACCGGCTTGAGGGGAATGCGCGGTGAAGAAGATCACCCCTGAGGAAGCGCGGGCCTTGGTCCTTGCTCAATTGCGCTTGCATGGGTACAAGGGGCGCACGTCTGAACTGGCGGAATGGACGGGCCTGCCGTCCTCTGTCGTTCGCCGTGCGGCTTTGTACTTGGCGGCCAATCAGCAGATCGTGGCGGTGTTGTTGCCTGGGCGGGGGAAGGGGGAATACCTCTTCCACCTGCAGCAGCTTGACCTATTCGAGGATGGCCAGAAGCCGCAAGGCTTTTGGGAGCGCCTCAAGGGGTGGTTCAAATGAGCCCGCTCATTCGTGAATACGTAGGCTATGTGCCATTCAATCCCATTGAATACACGTGGATTGACTTTGCAAGTGCGCCAATGCCCACGAATGAAAGCGCGAGGGCACTGAGCGAGAAGCTGAAGTCTTTTCAATATGGCCTGAAAACCACCACGGTGGCGGAATGGCCACTGCCGTTTGAAAAGATGTGCCTGCTTTTGCCTGTGACGACCCGGGGGTCCACTGTTCGGGAAGGGGTGATGGTGGTAACGCTTGAACGACACAACGGGAAGATGCTTTTTCAAATATGGGCCAATTCCGAAAAGGACAAAGCATGTATTGTGATCACCACCACGGGGACGTTTTATGGCCCGGAAACCGGAGCGCGGGTGTCTCCACGCTACGCAGCCAGTATGAACAAGACCTTGGTCCAATGTGCAGAGCATGGCCGGGACGCGCTCGCGGTGGCCATGCGCAAGATCACTGCCATGGCCTTGATAGGGGACTCAACGGCAACTGCTGCTAAGCCTTCCTACATAGGCAGCAAGTTCCTGAATGAGAAGCGAATCAAGAAGGGCAAGCGCCCGTTCTTCGACTGGACCACGATCACGGTTGAACCCCGTGCGCCATCGCAATCTTTGGGCGGCACACACGCCAGTCCCAAGCCGCACATGCGCCGTGGTCATGTGCGTCGGTTAAAGAGCGGGAAGATCGTGATGGTCAAGAGCATGATCATCAACAAACACAAGATGCCCGAGGAGGGCTTTGTGTTCCATGACTACGTCATGGGAGCAGCAGCCACTCCCTGATTGAATCGACGGCCTCCCAGAATATTTCTGGGTAGGACCGGTCCTTGTCTTCCGGCTGCAGCAAGAATTCCAGCCGACCTTTGCACATCGTAATTTTCATTTTGCTTCTCCCCAGCTAGGGCCCACCTCCACATCACAACGGCTGGGCACCTGCATGTTGACCGCTGTGGACATGATGTGTGCGCCTTCCTCGGCCTCCGCTTTGGTAGCTACGCTCAGCGCCAATTCATCATGCACCTGAAGTATCGGGCGCATCCCTGCCTTTGCCAAGGCCACCATGGCCGCTTTTGTCTGGTCTGCCGCAGAACCCTGGATCAGACGGTTCAGGCCTTTGTACGTGCCCGCACGCTTGATCCGTTGTCCGTATTCAATGACGGCCTGCTCACGTGGTAGGGCCTTGTTCACGCCCCACTCCATCGGTTCCCACAGCGGGAAGCGGCACTTGCGGCCCAGGAGCGTGCGGATTGATCCGCCGCTGGCCGGGTGGTCGATGCGCTTCATGACGGCGTTGACGGTGCCCTTGAGGAACGGCACGTTCTTGTGGAACTGATCGATCAGCTCAGATGCCTCATCCAGACTCAAATCTAGCTGCCCTGCGAGCTTATTTTTGCCCATCCCATACATGAGCCCCAACCCGATCGTTTTGGCGGCCTTGCGCTTGATTCCAGCCATGTCTGCGACCATTTGGTGGAAGTCGGTGTTCGGGTCGTTGCGGTAGGCATCCACCATCTTGTCCGCCCCCGGCAGGTCCAGGAGGCTTGCATAGTGAACCAGCAGGCGCGGTTCCTGGGAGCTGAAGTCGTTGGAGGCCCACAGCTGTCCCTCCTCAGGTAGGAACAGACTCCTGACCATCGGGCCGATGATCTCGTGGCGGGCAGGAACCTGCTGCAGGTTGGGGTTAGCCATGGACAGACGGCCTGTGACCGTGCCGCCGTCATCTGAGCGCATCTGGTTGACGTGCGGATGGATGCGCCCGGTCTTGGCGCTGAAGTCCATGTAAGGCTGCAGAAAGGTGCTGTGGGTTTTGTTGACCTCCCGGGCCTCGACGATCATCTTGGCCAGCGGGTGCTCACAGGCGTCCAGGAACCCCTTGGTGAAGCTCGGTAGACCGTTGCTGGTCTTGGCATAGTGGATGCCGAGGCGATCGAATGCCTGGGCCACGGACTGTGCTGCCCAGACATCGACTTTCTGTCCCACTTGCGACTTCATCTCTTGGAGCAGTTGCTGCTCCCTTTTCCGCATGTTGTCAATTAACTCTGCACATTTAGTCCGGTCAAAGCGGATGCCCTGGCGGGTCATGTTCAGCAGCACAGGGAATACTTCTGTTTCCAGATTGAAGATGTGTTCTACATCTTCTATACGCAGTTTGGCCTTGAAGTTCTGCCACAGCTTCAGGGTCAGCGCGGCGTCTTGCTCGGCGTATTCGCCGACATACATCGCCGGGAGCTTCCAGAGCTCTTTCTTAGGATGGACACCGAAATCGGCTGCGGCCTGCTTGAGGCCCTGCTCACTCTTGACTTCTTTAAGGTAGTCAAAGCCAAGGGCATTGAGGCTGTAACTGAATCGGTTCTCATCAAGAATGGGAGCGGCGAGCATTGTGTCGTATATCGTTCCATTGATGGTGAATCCACTTGCCTGAAGCCACCCGGCATCATAGGCGGCGTTGTGCATGATTTTGTCGGCGGGGGTGAGGAGGACATCCCGTATCCAGCGTTCAACGAGGCGTTTATCGAGGTTACCCCCACCGCCGTGAGCCACAGGAAAATACCCGGACCAACCATCGACTGCGATTGCGTAACCAACAATGTACCCATCGTTGCGAGGCCAGCCGGGACCCATAGACTCCATATTCGGGTCGCACGTTTCGAGGTCAATTGCAATCTCCTTCGCTTCAGACAGGTTGGGGAATGATTGGGGCGGAACCCACTCGGTGGGGTTCGGGAACATCGGGATGGTTCTCACAGGCGGAATCCTTTTTCTATGTGTTTGGGCAGGATCAGGTGCAACGACTTTTTGGCGCGGGTAATGCCCACGTAGAAAAGCCGGTGTACGTCGTCTCCGTTCCTCTGTAGTTCAAGTGCAAATTTTGGTGACAGGTCCATGAGCAGGATGACGTGATCTGCCTCCCCGCCTTTGGCCCCATGGATGGTGGACAGCTTGATGCGGTTGATGCTGGACAGCTTCGTCTTCCTGCGCAGCACAGCGATCAGGTAGTCTCGCTTATCTTCCGGGATGCGGGTCAGGGCTTCGTGCCAGATGGGTGCGTCCAACAGGCCGTGATCACGCTTGAGGTCCTCGAGGAAGTAGATCACCTCTGGGTCGCCGTTCTTGAAGGCCCGGTGTCCTCGGGCCACGAGCTCTGCTCCGAGGTACTTGTAGATGTTCTTGACCTCTTCGTAGTTGGCATCCTGTCCCGAGCGAAGCCGCTCCCATATCACCACGGCCTTGACCATCTGCGTATTGAGACTGGGGACCCCAGATCGCTCGAACAGGAGTCCTTGACTTTTGAGCCATTCGTGTACTGGGTTCAGCATGTAGTTGGCTGCAGCCATGATGAGCCAGGACTCGTCGTTGAGGGCCACGTCCTCGAAGCGGTAGTAGGTCTTGACCTCGCCTTCAAAGTCGCGGGACTTCCATTCCTTGGGCTGGCGCTCCTTGATGCGGTGAACGATTCGGTCGGCCAGGGCGTGGACGGTGCTAGGTACTCGGTACGACTGATCGAGCACGGTGATCTGGCCTTGGAAGGACAGAAAACTCTTGACATCAGCCCCTGCCCACGTGAATACTGCCTGATCGTCGTCTCCGGCGAGGAAGGTCCGTTTCGCCTTCGCAGACAGGGCCTCGACCATTTGCCACTGCAGGCGGCTCAAATCCTGAGCCTCATCCACGATCAGCACGTCCAACGCAGGCAAGCTCTCGTGCTCCACGACGATCATTTCCAGCAGGTCGGTGAAGTCCAGCAGGTCCCTGGAGCGCTTGTAGTGGCGATAGGTCCGCTCCACAAACTCAAAGTGGTACCACTCGATGTCCAGGCCGCACTGGTTGTAATGCTGCCGCAGGTCCACGCCCTTGATCCGGGCGAGGTTGATCTGGTTCAGGATCGGGTTGTCGGCCTTGGCTAGGTCAACATCGTCTTCGGTTCCCATGCTGATCTCAATGCCCGCCTCGGCGGCGAACTCCCGGTAGTGCTCCGGCTGCATGATCATGTCGGCCTTGATGGCAAGGCATCGGAAGGCGAGCGAGTGCAGAGTACGGAAGAACGGAAAATCCGTCTTGGGGTTCAGCTGTGGGAATTTGGCGATGGCTCGGTCCCGCGCTTCGTTGGCTGCTTTCTTGGTGAAGGAAAAGTACCCGATCTTCATAGACGGCACGCCGTCCTCGAGTTCCTTCTCCACCCGGTTCAGCAGGTAGGTGGTCTTGCCCGCCCCAGGCGGTCCAAAGATTTTGTGAATCTCACTCACTGCACCACCTTGGTCGTGTTCTTTGCGGCCCATTCCAGGGCCACGGATACATCAAGGTATTCCTCAGGCTGGATCACGTCCACCACGATGCCTGTGGGCGTATTGGTGAGCTTGATCAACCCCATGCCGTACAGCATGGCGTTGTTTGCAGCTATGGCGAAGATGGACTCAATGTCCTCTTCCGTCATGCTTGTCCCCTTGCTCGGATGGCATCACGGGTATCAATACAAGCCGCCCATGCCGACTGCGTTGTTGGGTTTTGTTCAAGCCCCGCATATACATCAGCGTGTTTCTTGCAAACTTCTGCACACGCCTCACGCTCTGCGGCGGCGACAATGGCGGCAAAGCGTTCAAGGCTAGGATGGCCATAGTCATACATCACTAAATGAGCCTTCTGCGCCATGCGGATGATGTCGTCTCGGTTCATTCCCATTCATCCCACAGGTCCTCAGGCCATACCAGGATGGGCGTGTCAGGGCCCATGTACGCACCTTCGATGTTGAACTCGATGTATTCCCGGGCCTCTTCAGCTGTCATGCTGTCTTTCATCAAGTTTTCCCGAATAATTTCCGCG